ATATCTCTGCTGTACCATTCGTTCATCAGATTATTGATCGGCAGTAAATCATTCATTCCTTTGGCAGAATCCACATTATCGCTGATTGCAATAAAGCGAACATCGTACTTTGGAAAGTCGATTTCCACATACTGACCCACCATAAGATAATTTCTGCCCAGTCTGCTCATATCTTTGACGATGACTGTTCCAACCAGTCCATTTTTGATGTCATCCATCATACGCTGAAAGTTTGGGCGGTTAAAGTTTGTGCCTGTATAACCGTCATCTGCGTAGTAAGAAAGATTGGTAAAGCCATTGGATTCGGCATAGTTTTTCAGCAACGCTTTCTGGTGTTCAATGCTTCCGCTTTCCGTGTCAATTCCGTCATCGAAAGAGAATCTGGCATATAATGCAGTGATTTTCCCTGTCTGCATACTTGTTTCCTCCTATACCGACAGGCTTAAATTTGCTATTTCTATTTTAGCGCAGATCAGAAATAAACGCAACCAGAAAAGAGAAATTGTTGCCGAATCGTCGCAGTCTGTAACCGGATTGCAGCAATCAAAATAGTATGCGTTCTTCATATTCAGTTTTCAAGATTCTCAAGTTTTTCAAAGCATATAGCACGCAGAATTTCCAAAGCTTTATGCAGTTTTTTAGACATTGCCTGCCTTGATATTCCGCAGTTCACAGCATATGCTTTTATTGTTTTGTAGTTTCCATAATAGAAACCGACTATGACTTCAAATTTATCCTGATACAGATTTTTGAGCATCAGAAGTGCCTGCTGTAAAGCAAGCAGCTGAATATCTTCCTGATCAGGTGGAACGTACATATTATCATGATAAGTGATAACCATTCGCCTTTCACGCCGATCCAAATATTCCTGATGACGGAGCATCTTTCTGGTCTGCTCGTCTACTGCATACAGCGTATTGAAGTCAGTATATGGTCTGCCTATATCATCATCTCCGAATCAACAGACAGGCTTTTGAATTTGCTGTAGTAATCATAGCACAAAAGCAATGAAAAAGCAAATCTGCACTTTTTTCAAGTTCCCAAATAATCGGAAATTTTCTGATTGGGGAATTATGCTGCATATAAAAACTGCACCTGAACGTTTCTGTCCAAGTGCAGTTCCTACATATCGTTTGTATTATATAATATGAATGAAGATGTGAAAGCGTATTTTCTTGAACTCATGATGACTACCGAGAGCGAGGAGATGACCTAGCAGAATGCGTTTACGCTCAGCTTATGCACGGTCTGAATAAATGTTCGATAAGGATGAATAAGCAAAAAAGAGTTGTCGAAATGGCAGATTGATTGCGGCAAAGCGGAGGAAGGATTAAAAACAACTCCCAGCTCTGAATGCACATTAAATACACTTGCAATAGATGAACCTCTTGAATATGCAAAATTGTATCTTGAGGGTAATATGCAGATGTGGATAGATGCAGAGAATTTGTTAGAACTTTGGCAATAATTGGATTATTGCCGTAATTAAGCTGTTACTCAACAAAAGAGTAACAGCTTATCACTTACAAATAACTATCCCTGATACCGAATTCTATCGACTAATGTTTCTTTTTTGAGATTACTGCTTAAAATACAAGAAAGTACGATCTGTAAAATCCCAATCAATAGAATCATAAGTGAAATTGGTGCAAATGGAATATGATAAACATTCATACCAAAGATTCCATTCTGTTTTGCATAAGAAAATAGCATACGACCAATTGGCAATCCCACCATAAGTGGAGCCTCTGAAAAAAAGTCTGTAAAAAGACAGCAAACTGTGATAAAATAGAAATAATAACACAGGAGGCTGATTTTTTATGGCAAGAAGGAAAAGAGAAACGATGAGTGAGGAAAAGAAAAATATCATAGGAATGCTGCTTGAGGAATACGACATCAAGTCTGCAACTTGAAGATATGAATATGATTTCTGAGGAGGAAGGCGGAAACTTGTATCTCGTAAATGGCAGCTTTACAAAACTCGCTGATGCAGGTGCATTTGCAAATCAAAATTTAGAAAAGGAGGAGAAAACCGAATGAAGAAATTCTGGAACTTTATCCAAAACGAAGATACATCGGAAACAGAGCTTTTGTTTAACGGTCCTATCTCTGAAGATACTTGGTGGGGCGATGAAGTGACACCTGCTTTGTTTCGTGATGAACTCGCAAAAGTCAGCGGAAATCTGACAGTCTGGCTGAATTCACCAGGGGGCGATGTGTTCGCTGCAAGTCAGATTTATTCTATGCTGAAAAGTCATAAAGGCAAGGTTACCGTGAAAATTGATGGCATTGCTGCCTCTGCTGCTTCTGTTGTGGCAATGGCAGGCGATGAAACTTTGATTGCACCGACTGCCCTAATGATGATCCACGACCCCAGCACTTGTGCTATGGGAAACAAGGCAGATATGGAAAAGGCTATTATCCTACTTGATGAAGTCAAAGAGAGTATCATCAATGCCTACGAAACCAAATCTCATCTCAGCAGAAACAAGATTGCCAAACTGATGTCCGATGAAACATGGCTCAATGCGAAAAAGGCTCATGAAATGGGATTTGTGGACGGGATTCTCTTTGCAGAGAAGAAAATGCCTGTTGTTCCCAAAGAGGAAGAACCGGATGAAGAGGAAAAAGAAGATACACTGACTGCAATGACCTATTCAAAGTCAAGGAATCTATCTGCATTCTTATCCAAAGTATCTGCATCAGCAGAACCCGTTACAGGCACACCGATTGACCAGCTTGAAAAAAGACTGGCATTATTGAAATACTAAGGAGGATTTTAACTATGGCTATGACAATTCAGGAACTTAGAGAAAAGAGAAAGAAGGTTTGGGACACTGCACGTGATTTTCTTGACAGCAAGAGAAATGCAAACGGCGTGCTCAGCGAGGAAGATTCCAAAACCTACGATGCAATGGAACAGACCCTTGTTGACCTTGGCAAGGAAATTCAGCGTCTGGAACGACAGGCTGAAATCGAAGCTGAAATGAATAAGGCAACCTCAACACCTGTTCTCGGTAAGCCTGCAACTCCGAATGTAACGGAAAAGACAGGCACGGCAAGCGATGCCTACAAGAAGGCTTTCTGGAACAGCGTCAGAAATCGTAACTGGATCGATGTCCATGATGATTTGCACATTGGTACAGATGCAAAGGGCGGCTATCTTGTTCCGGATGAGTTTGAACGAAAATTGGTGGAAGCGTTGGAGGAAGAGAGCATTTTCCGCCAGATGGCAACCGTTATCAAAACTTCCAACGGCGACCGCAAGATTCCGATTGTGACTTCCAAGGGCGAGGCTGTCTGGATGGACGAGGAACAGCAGTATTCTCTTTCTGATGATACGTTCGGACAGGCATCGCTTTCCGCATATAAGCTTGGTACAGCAATTAAAATTTCAGAAGAACTTTTGAATGATTCTGTTTTTGACCTGCCGTCCTACATTGCAAAGGAGTTCGCAAGAAGAATCGGTTCTAAGGAAGAAGAGGCGTTCTTCGTTGGTGATGGCAAGGGCAAACCGACCGGTATTTTCAATGCTACAGGTGGTGCGGAAGACGGCACTTCCACCACAGGTGCAAGTATTACATTTGATGATGTGATGGAACTTTTCTACTCCCTCAGAAGTCCGTACCGCAAGAAAGCGGTGTGGGTGCTCAATGATTCCACTGTCAAGGCTCTCAGAAAACTGAAGGACAACACAGGAAACTACATCTGGAGTCCGTCTGTGCAGGCAGGTGTTCCGGACACCATTCTCAATCGTCCTTACAAGACATCCAGCTATGTGCCGGAAATCAAGGCAGGCAACAAGTGCATGGCATTCGGCGACTTTAGCTATTACTGGGTGGCTGACAGACAGGGACGTTCTTTCAAGAGACTGAATGAACTCTTTGCCATGACAGGTCAGGTTGGTTTTCTTGCAAGTCAGAGACTTGACGGAAAGCTAATTCTTCCGGAAGCAATCAAGACACTCACCATCAAGAAAGCGTGATGCTATGATTACGCTGAAAGAAGCGAAAAACTATCTGAGAGTGGATTATGAGGAGGACGACAGTCTGATTCAGAATCTGCTTTCTACAGCAAAAAATCTGGTAATGGACGTTGGCAGAATGGACGAATCCGCACTTGCTGAAAATGAAGATACCGTGCGGACTGCGATGCTTTTCGCACTTGGGTATCTTTATGAAAACAGAAGTAATCCTGATTACAAAAAGCTGACCTTAAATCTTCGTTCAATTCTGTTTGCACAGCGAGAGGGCGTGATGTAATGGAAATCGGAACTCTGAATCAGCGAATTACCATTCTGGAACACAGGACTGTTATGGATGAGATCGGAAATCACATCACTAAATGGGAAGAAACATTCTCTCTGTGGGCAAAGGTGACTGTAAAAACTGCAAGTGAAACCACCGAGGCAGGTGTAACTAAAGAAATACAGAAACTTGAATTTCTGGTTCGTCAAAGTCCTGCATCACTGAATATCAACAGCACCAATTTCCGTATTCTTTTCAGGAATAACATCTACAATGTCACCGGAATTACCCCTCTATACGACCACAACAACTACATGAAAATCGAGGGTGAGATAAGAAGGGCAGGTGTTTCCGATGACTTCAATTGATGCAATGGCTGATGAGATTATGAAAGGTCTGACGGAATATGCTGACCTTGCAGATACGTCAATGAAAAAGGCGGTTAGAAAGACTGCAAAGTCTGTAAAAGATGAAATATCCTCCAATGCACCAAAGCGAACAGGTGCGTATTCAAAAAGCTGGACTTCCAAAAAAACAAAGGAAAACAGCCATTCTCTTGAAATGACTGTGCATTCTAAAAACAGGTATCAGCTGGCACATTTGCTGGAAAAGGGGCATGCCAAGCGTGGCGGAGGTCGGGTATCCGGCAAACCGCACATTGCTCCTGCGGAAGAAAACGGTGTACAGTTGCTGGAGCATTTAATCGAGGGGGCGTTGTCATGACCTACGAACAGATCGCTGAAATGATGGAGGAAATGGGATTGCCTTTCGCCTATCATCATTTTGCCGAGGGCGAAAGCCCTGCACCGCCTTTTCTGTTGTTTTTATCTCCTGGAGAAAATACATTTTCAGCGGATAATCAAATGTATTTCAGTTTTAAGAAACTGGATATTGAACTTTATACAGATATTAAGAATCCTGAACTTGAAAAACAGATAGAACAGGTTCTGAAACGTCATAAAATCTATTACACAAAATCAGAAGTATGGATAGAGTCGGAAAAGCTCTATGAAGTGCTTTACGAAACGGAGGTATAACCAATGGCGAACAAGAAAAACAAGGTTAAATTCGGTTTGCAGAACGTCTACTGGGCAAAAATCAATGAGTGGGGCGAAGATCCTGACGGCAACAAGACCGTTCCTGCATATGGTCCGTCAAAACATCTCCCCGGTGCTGTATCGCTCTCTATTGATGCAAACGGCGAGGCAGAGAACTTTTTTGCGGATAACGGCGTTTATTATGTCATCAACAATAACGCAGGATATACAGGTGACCTTGAAATCGCCCTTATCACAACCGAATTTGCAACTGAAATCTTAGGAGAAATCCTTGATAATAATGGTGTTCTGGTGGAAAAGAATGATACAGAACTTGCACAGTTTGCATTGATGTTTGAATTTCTGGGTGACAAGCACCATATCCGACACGTGATGTATTGCTGTTCCGCTTCTCGACCTGCAACAGAATCTGCAACCACTGAGGAAAGCACAGAAGTCAAGACCGAAAAGCTGTCGCTGAAAGCTACTCCTTTGCCGACAGGTCTTGTGAAATCCAAGACTACTGAAAGCACCACAGATGCGGTGTATAATAACTGGTTCAAGATGCCGTATAACCCTGATACGACAGTTAAGTCTTCTGCCAAGTCATCTTAAGGAGGTATTACTATGGCTATTCAGAAAAATATTACGATTGATGGGATTGAAGTGCCGTTCAAGGCAAGTGCTGCTGTGCCACGTCTTTATCGTCTGAAATTCCGCAGAGATATTTATAAGGATTTTGCTGCACTGAAAACTGAAGTCACTGATGGTGATGAAAACAAAAGCGAAATCGGTATTGAAAGCCTTGAAGTTTTTGAAAATATCGCTTACATCATGGCAAAACATGCTGATTCCAATATTCCTGACAACCCTGATGATTTCCTGGAACAATTCAACACATTCAGCATTTATGAGATTCTTCCTCAGCTTATCGAACTCTGGGGACTGAACACCGCAACGCAGGTAGAGTCTAAAAAAAACATCGCCAGACTGACCGCCCGATGACAACTCCGCTTTTTCTCCTGAGATGCAAACAGCTCGGTCTTTCTATGACCGAGCTGGATTTGCTGACAATTGGACTGATAAACGATATGTTTACCGAACGGGAAAATGATGAGTATTCAGGGTGGAATGAGGTTGCCGGACAAGCGGATTTTGATGCATTTTAAAGCGATCTGATTTTCATAGCTTTACTTGGACAATTCACTGTACACATCCAAATTGCGTTCCATCAGATGTTTTGAAGCATTTAAAACTTTTTCATCAGACGCTTTTTTAACAGTGTCGCCAGGATACATATCTATATCATTAGGTTTCAAGACAGATTTCCAATTATCCGGAAATCCAATAAATGATAGATTGATGACATTTGAATACGCCTCAAATAATGCACATAATTCATGATATGTAGATTTCCATTGCGGCGATTTGCATTTTTCAAGCATCAATTTCATGACGATCATCACTGGAAATACTTTTTGGATTCTGGAAGTCTGATACTGGCTGTATTCTTTAAATAGATACGGCTTTTGTTTCAGAGGCATATTGTAAATTCTGCCATAGTGAGCACATAAATTTCTTATTTCAACTAAGGAAAGCAGCCAGCTTTTCAGATGATGATAACGGGTGTTATATATTTCTGCAATTGCTTTTGTATCATCCTTTTTCAAAATAGAATAGAGAGATGTTAATCTTCCAAATGTAAACAGTTCGACAGCTGCCCAGATTGGAAAGTGTCCTTCATATTTTTGATTGTGGTGTATTACAAATGGCAAATTTTTTTGCCGTTTGCGTTCCATCAAGAATTCATCCAAGAGTACTTGAAAAACATCATCACCATGCTGATTGTGAACACAACAAAAAAATTGATGGTCTGTATAACATTCAGGTCCATACTTCAAAGCCAAATAATTAGCCATTTGAGTTCTGAACTGTATTTCTATATGCTCTACCGTATGAAACAGGATATTTCTGAATCTGCTGTCGAAAACATACAACCTATATAATGTTTTCAAAGATATCCCGTCTGCATATTTTTCAGGATCATCTTTCTTTTTCAATCCAATTCCATAAGCACTCAATCTATAATAGTTTATTCTGCTTAAAATTGAAATTGCATCTTCTTTTGAGTCTATGGTTAAATTATGTACTTTTTCAAGCCTGTCGACTTGTTCTTCATATGTAAGTGCTTTTTTTAGTTCCATTTCTTCTCCTAATACAAAAAAAGTCCCACCTTGGTCCGCAGTGCATTTCTGCCTGATGCGTGGTGGGCTCTGTTACTTATATTATATGCTATAAAGTTGAAAATGTCAATAGGTTTGAGAGATTTTTTTCAAAAAAGTGAGGTGAACCACAGTGGCAAAAAGAATCAAAGGCATCACCGTTGAGATCGGCGGTGATACGACCAAGCTGTCCAAAGCATTAGAGGGTGTAAACAAGAACATTAAAAACACCCAATCACAGCTGAAAGACGTGGAGAAACTTCTGAAACTTGACCCGAAAAATACAGAACTTTTTTCACAGAAACAGAAACTTCTTGCTGACAGTATTTCTGCTACAAAAGATAAACTTGCAACGCTGAAAACAGCGGCTGAACAAGCAAATACTGCTCTTGCAAATGGTGACATCACACAACAGCAGTATGATGCCTTACAGCGTGAAATTGTCGAAACAGAAAATGAACTGAAACGTTTGGAATCAGAAGCCAAAAATGCAAATTCTGAACTTGCTAAAATCGGTGAGGCAGGACAGGTTCTCCAGAATGCAGGCGATAAAATTTCAGGTGCAGGCGAAAAACTTCTGCCCATCACCGCAGGTGTGACGGCTCTCGGAACTGCTGCTGTGAAAACCGCCTCCGACTTTGATTCTGCAATGTCTAAGGTTGCCGCTGTTTCCGGTGCTACCGGTGATGACTTGCAGGCTTTGCGTGATAAATCCCGTGAAATGGGCAGTAAGACAAAGTTTTCCGCAAGTGAAGCAGCCGAAGCCATGAACTATATGGCGATGGCAGGTTGGAAAACAAATGATATGCTGTCAGGTATTGACGGCATTATGAACCTTGCTGCTGCATCAGGCGAAGATCTTGCCACAACATCGGATATTGTCACAGATGCACTCACTGCATTTGGACTGACAGCACAGGGTAGCGGTCATTTTGCTGATGTGCTTGCGGCTGCAAGTTCTAACGCAAATACCAATGTATCTATGCTTGGTGAGTCATTCAAATACTGTGCTCCGATTGCAGGTGCTTTGGGATTCTCCTGTGAAGATACCGCTGAGGCACTGGGTTTAATGGCGAATGCAGGTATCAAGTCCACGCAGTCGGGAACTTCCATGCGTTCCATTATGACTGCCCTTTCCGGCGATGTGAAATTCTGCTCTGCCGCCTTTGGAGAAATGGAGATCGCAACTTCCAAGCTAAATGCCCTTGACCCTGCAACAAAACAGACCATTATCAAAATTGGATTGATGGCTGCGGCTTTAGGTCCGCTTTTGATTGTTGTGGGTAAAACCATTTCTTCTATCGGAAGTATGATGACATTCATTTCAAAAATTCCGACAATGATTGCAGGTGCTAAGACTGCATTTTCAACGCTTGGTGCTGCTATCGGCGGTATTTCTGCTCCTGTGGTGGCTGTCGTTGCAGTTATAGCTGTACTTATTGCAGCATTTGTAAATCTGTGGAACACCAATGAGGATTTCAAAAACAGCATTCTTTCCATCTGGGAACAAATAAAGTCCACCTTTGAACGTCTGACATCAGGCATTGTTGACCGAATCAATGCACTTGGATTTGATTTTGAGAGTTTCGGTGAAATGCTGAAAGCGATGTGGAATGGATTATGCAGTGTGCTTGCTCCTGTATTTGAGGGCGTATTTCAGCATATTTCGGATATTTTCACCTTTATGACGGATACTATTCTGAGCGTGCTTGATGTATTTATCGGCTTATTTTCGGGAAACTGGGAACAGTGCTGGAACGGTATCAAAGGCATTTTTACAGGTATCTGGGACTTTGTAGTCAACCAGTTTAGCAATATTCTGAACACGCTGAGAGGTGTGGCAGATGTATTTCTCGGTTGGTTCGGCACTTCTTGGAATGAAGTGTGGACATCAATTAAGGACTTCTTTGTTGGAATCTGGGACAGCATCTGTTCCGCTTTTCAGGCTGTTGCTGACTTTTTCACAAATATCTGGAATGCAATATCTGCGTTCTTTACAACAATAGTGACTGCGATCTATACCACAGCAGTCACAATTTTCACTTCTGTATATGATTTCTTCGCAGGAATCCTGACCAGCATTCACGACTTTTTTGACAACATTTTCAATGCAATATGGACGGTTATTTCAACTGTCTGCACCGCTATTTATGATACGATTTCAAGCATCTGGAATGCAATTTACAGCTTTATTTCTCCTCTTTTAGAGGCGTTTAAATATCTGTTTGAAACCATTTTTCAAGCAATCCACATCATTATCAGCAATGTGATGGATTGGATCTCGGAAAAGATACAAACCATATGGAATGCGATTGTTGCATTTCTCACGCCTTTGCTTGAAGGCATTAAAATGTTCTTTGAAATGATATGGAATGCCATTTATACCGCAATTTCAACGACATTAAGCACTATTTCAAGTGTTGTTACATCGGTCTGGAACGCAATTTCAAGCTTTATTTCAAGCGTGATGAACACCATAAGTTCTGTCATTTCAAGTGTATGGAATGCGATCAGCGGTGCGGTTTCCAGTGTGGTAAATGCTATCCAAAACACAGTATCTTCCGTCTGGAGTAGCATTTCTTCCACAATTTCATCGGTGATGAATACCATTCATTCGAACGTGACAAGTATCTGGAATAATGTGAAATCATCTGTTTCAAATATTATCAGTGGCATTTACACCACGATCAAGGGTGGTTTTGATAATGCTGTAAATTATGTTAAAGGGCTTGCGTCTGATGCCTGGAACTGGGGGCGGGATATTGTTTCCAACATCATTGATGGCTTGAGAAGTATGATTGGCAGTCTTGCTGACAGCGTATCAAATATCGCTGATACAATTCGCAGTTATCTGCACTTTTCCGTTCCGGATGTAGGTCCGCTGACAGACTTTGAAAGCTGGATGCCTGACTTCATGAATGGTTTGGCGGACGGTATCAACAAAAGCAAAAAGGTTGTAGCAAAGGCAGTTTCAGGTGTTGCGGATACAATGAGAGTAACGCTCAATTCTGATCTCAACTACAATCTTGACGGAATGACAGGTGCGATAATGAACGGCAGTTCTGAAAGTTCTGTTGTCAATAATTACTACAATAATGACAACAGCCGCACAGTGAATCAGACCAACAATAATCCGAAATCACTGTCACGGCTGGAGATTTATCGGCAGACGAAGAATGCGGTGGAAATGTAAAAAGGAGCGATTTTGGTCGCTCCTTTTACTCTGCAAACTGGAAGTTATCTCTCTTGAGCCTCTGAAAAAAAGTCTGTAAAAAGACAGCAAACTGTGATAAAATAGAAATAATAACACAGGAGGCTGATTTTTTATGGCAAGAAGGAAAAGAGAACCGATGAG